TGAAGGCACCTCCAGAAATCATGCATACTATAATCATTGGAGGGAATCCGTGTATGACTATGCATTTTACCAATGTAGGTATTTAAGTAAGATTAATTCTGAGGAAGAGTATTTTGAATATCTAGGAGCGAGTTATGCAGAAGCCCCTAACTATGTAAGTGCACTGAAGTCCACAATTGAAAAAGAGAACCTTAAGGCTCTCTTTAATTAAACTAAAAAGGAACCTTGCGGTTCCTTTTTTTATTTCTCTAATTCAGCTCTTAAGTAATGCTTAGCCTTGACTAAGTATTCTTTAGCTAGGATAACCTTTGATTGCCACCAATGAGGTAAATCTACTTCACCTAGAATTTCTAATTGCTTCATCATTTCACCTAGCTCTTTGGCGTATCTTTCGATTACGCTAAGGTCATTGGCCAACATACCAGGTTCATTATCAACATGACCTACATCAGTGTCTTCTGTTACATTTGAAGTTTTCCAGTGTTCACTATCATTAGCACCGCGAGTTGGGTGTACATCATTAAAGCCTTGGTATTCAGGAGTACCAAATGCATTGGTTTCTGTACCTGCCATTTCATCCCAGTAATTCTTAAAGTCTTTTACTGTTCCTTTATAGTGGCGGATTTTACTTAAATCGTCTCTTTCTTGATTATCCATTATTTGCCATATTTGTTTTTAAGATCATGTATTGCAGTTTGAACCTTAAGTCTTTCAAGGTCCATTTTATCTAGCTTAACCCTAAGACTATACAGTTCAATTGCAAAGTTATCCCCGCGATCTTGAGCTGCACGATATCTTTGAATGTTTTCCTTTTCTCTTTTCTTAAGCCTAGAGGCTGCCTCAGAAGGATTAAATTCATAGTCTTCTGCTTCGGTTAAGTATTCATTAAATTTAGGTATGCTCATAATTACACTTTATAGTTTTTAAGAAGATCTTTTAGTTCTACAATATCTGCTGGGTTTAACTGTACATAACTTCTCCCTACATTTATTTGCATACATTTTCTACCTAAACCAAAATCTTCAATATCTTTAGGCCCAGCAAAAGTAGTTACTAAAACATTTTCGTTACCTCTAACTCCACCTTGATTCCAAGAACCAATATCAGTACCTTCATTAATAGTACCTTCATTAGTTGCACTATAGTTTTCACATGCTTCATCAATCTTATCGTTAATGTGTTTCTTGGCTTCTTTAATGTAAGATTCTGCTGTATGATCTGGGTTATCATTTGTCTCATACATATTTGCCTGTTCAGCTACATGGTTACAGCATTGATCCACAGGACCTACGATGGCATCCATGTTATATCCGGTCTCTACATTGTTTACACCGCCTAAAGAAAACGATGCAGCATTATCTCCACCAAATCCTACCGGTACAAAATCTTCAAATAATGGTACTTTTTTCATATGATAGTTATTTTGATTATATATTCATGAAACTAAGTCATGAAATAACATATAAAAATAAACAACTTATTATGTCAGATTTTTTTAGAACCTCAATGGGCCGAAAATACTACGAATCGGATATTCCTAAACTCGTGTCTGTTTTGGAAAAGATTAGTGCTCAGATGGAAAAGGCTAACCTATTAGAAGAAAAGAAGTTTAAGCTTGATGAAAAGCTTAAAACATTACAAATGAAAAAGCTCAATGAAGAAAGACAGTCCGATAAGTAAGGAGGAATTTCTTAAAGCTTTAGATGAAGGTAAAAAATGCTACCTAAAGAAACCTAGATCTTGGCAAAGAGTGTGGTATTGGTGGGAGATAGATAAAAAGGATCCTGATGAAAGATGGTTTATGAACATCTATAGGTCAGAGAAAAAAGGAGATAACGATTTTAGTAACTCAAGTTGGATAACTGCCAAAGACTTAGATATGTGGTTAAGTCATGCAGAACGTGACGGCTACAAATATTACACTAATGAATAACTTAATACTTGCATTTATTCTTTTCTTTATTGGACAATGTCTAATATGGTTCCAATCTAACGGTCAATTTGTGTGGCCTTGGTTTAAAGAAAACCCATGGACTATCTCAATCATATTTGGTACTTTGGCTAGTTACATTTTTATTAAAGCAACAGCAGCTGTGGTTACCCATTTCGGTGGGGTGCTTTGGCCAGGTAGGTTTATTGGGTTCTCAAGTGGAATAGTTGTCTTTGCTTTATGCACTTACATTTTTCTAGGTGAAGGTATTAACTTAAAAACAATAGTGTCTCTACTTTTAGCGGTGGCTTTAGTCTGCGTACAGATATTTTGGAAATGAAAGACCCTTATCAAATATTAGGAATCAGCAAAGATGCATCAGACGCAGATATCAAAAAAGCATATAGGCAATTAGCAAAAGAGCATCACCCTGATAGAGGTGGTGACGAGTCTAAGTTTAAAGATATAGCTGAGGCTTATGATGTATTAACTGACCCTAAGAAAAAAGCAAGATTTAATTCAAATCCTTTTAGCAGTTTTGACGATGCATTCTTTGATGAGTTTGTTAGGAATACAAACGGTGGTGGGTTTTCTGATATGTTCAATCAGAGGTATGGCTTTAATGGCAAAGGAGGTAATGTAAATGCTCAAGTCTATATTACATTAGAAGAAGCTTATTTAGGTACCAGGAGAGAAATAAGACTAGGTACAAAAACCGTGAGCGTTAATATTAATCGCGGTGTTAAGCCAGGCCAAAAGATGAGGCTTAAAGGATTAGGTCAAAGAGGAATGACAGAAGAGCAGAACGGGGATCTTATCTTAACTGTTCTTATCCAAGATGATCCAAATTTCTACCTGGACCAAAAAGGCTTACATACAATAAAGCATGTAAATCTTTATGATGCTTTACTAGGAACGAAAGACGAGGTTAAAGTATTTGACAAAACCATAAGCTATACTATACCTAAGTGTGTAAGGAATGGAACAATGTTAAGAATTAAAGGTAAAGGTTTTCCTAGTTATCATAATCCTAACATATATGGTGACTTCTTTGTTAATGTTTTAGTTGATATACCGCAAAGCTTAACAGAAGAACAGGAGGAGTTAGTTAAAAGAATGAAAGATATACAAGATGGCATTTAATGATGATGAATTTCTAAAAGCCCTATTGGCTCAACTTGAACATGGAGACTGGGACCATTATATGATCTTATGTTATAATGTAATTACTATGTTTCCTGATCAGGTATTACACTATGATGAAAAAACTGCCAAGCATAAGATCCATAGTTTAGATAGAATCCTAAAACATTTTGAAGAAAAGGAAGACTATGAAAGATGTGCTAAGATAAAAGAGATACAAGACCAACTAAAAAATTGTTAATAACTTTTTGAAAAAAGTCCTAGAAAAATTTTCAATTCCCAATTATTTGTATTATATTTATAATATACAAATTTAAACGGAATATGACTGAATACACAAATCTCAATTATCTGCAATCCTTCCTAGAAGAAATGCAATCATCTTCTTCAGGGAATCATAAAATTGCAACCCTCAAAAAATATGCTGACAACTCTGAGGAGAATGAGGATAGGGAATTTCTTCAAAAGGTTTTCTTCTATACCTACAATCCTTACTATAAGTACAATATTACTCCAAAGAACTGTAGAAAGAATTCAGATCTTCTAGGACATCGCTTTACTTACGGTAGCATCTTCACATTATTAGACGATCTTAGAAACCGGGTCTGTACTGGTCACTCTGCAATTGCTAATGTAAACCGCTTCGTTCAAGAATGGCCAGAATGGGAGACCGTTATTTATTCAATTCTTAACCGGGATCTGAATATGGGCTGTGGCACTACCTCTATCAATAAGGCAATCCACCCAGAACTTATTCCTACCTTTAAGGTGGCTTTGGCAAATGCCTACAATCCTAAGAGAGTGGATTTTCAGAGTGGAGAATGGTACGGTTCTAGAAAATTGGACGGTGTCCGTTGTATCTGCCGTAAGGAAATGAACACGGTTACATTCTTCTCAAGAAACGGAAAAGAATTTGAAACTCTAGGTAAACTTGCCGATGAAATTTCTAAGATAGGTGGAGACTTTATCCTAGATGGAGAAATCTGTATGGTTGATAAAGATGGCAACGAAGACTTCCAAGGAATTATGAAACAGATCCGAAAGAAGAATCATCAAATTGAAAATCCTAAGTTCTTTGTATTTGATTACTTAACCTTAGATGAATTTGATAATAAGGTTGGTACCACACCTCTTACTGAAAGACTCCGCAATGGATATGACCGCCTACCAGAAAATATTAACTCTGATATGTTGGAATTCTTACCACAGATTCAATTGACTACCGAAGAACAGTTTACCGAGATGGTCAAAGAAGCCGAAGAGGCTGGGTTTGAAGGTATCATGGTTCGTAAGGATATCGGTTATGAAGGTAAGAGAAGCCACAACCTACTGAAAGTTAAGAAATTCCATGATGCTGAATACACGGTATTGGAATGTGCTAACGGCACCATGAGATGGACTGAAAACGGTCAGCAGATTGAAAAGGAAGGTCTAAGTAATATCATTATTGAACATAAAGGGTACCGGGTATCAGTAGGATCTGGGTTCTCTAAAGAACAACGAGAATACTACCTTACTCGCCATGATGAACTCATCGGTAAGACTGTAACTGTTCAATACTTTGAGGAATCGCAAAATCAGATGGGTGGTTATTCACTCCGCTTCCCAGTAGTGAAACACATATACGAGAATGGTAGAGACTGTTAACCGGTCTATACCATATCTCACCTCTGGTGGGAGAACACTTACACACTAATAAATATATTGTATGAAACTATATGAAGGATATATGAACAATAAAGACATCACTATATTTGATGTTGATGATACTCTTGTTGTAACTAAGAGCAAGATTAAAGTTCATAATCCTAAAACTGGTTTTTCTACAGAGCTTACACCACAAGAATTCAATACATTTCAGCAGAGACCTAATGATAAGATGGATTTTTCTGATTTTCAAAATCCTAATATACTTAAAGGTGGTATGATTATTGAATGGGTGTTCAATATTTTAAAAAGAACAATAGCAAAAGGTAAGCCAGTAGGTATTATCACAGCAAGGGATAGTGCTGACCTCATCTATGATTTTTTATCTCATCACGGAATCAACATTAACCCAGATTACATATTTGCTATTAATGATCCTAAGCTAGGCTTTACTGGATCTACTGCTCAAAAGAAAAAAGAAGCCTTTATGAAATTTGTCCAAATGGGCTTTAGAAACTTTAAGTTCTTTGATGATGATAAGGAGAATGTCAATATTGCAAAAAAATTGGCAAGAGAGAATAAAGATATTAAAATGGACGCCACTCTAATTAAGCAGAAATGGATACCAAAATTCAGCGACTTCAAATAAAGATAGAAGCATTTACTGATATTCTTAAGAGTATTAGAAATTTATCTAATTCATCCACAACAAAGGTTGGGTGTATGGCATTAAGAAAAGACTTTAGTAAAATTGCTAGCTTTGGTTATAATGGATCTTATAGCGGAGCTGGCATTAATGATGTAACAGGAACAGAAGAAGAGTCTCTCACACCTGGTGAAAGTGGGTTTATCCATGCTGAGGTAAATATGATTGCTAAGTTTAAGGAATATGATCCTGAAAACTATATCATTCTGCTTACCCTCTCACCGTGTAAGATGTGTACAAAGATCCTGGTGAACGCCGGCTTTAAACATGTATATTGGATTGATGATTATCGAGATATGAATCACTTGGTAATTTTTGATAGATGTAATATCACACACGGAAATATTTCTAAACTTATAAACGACTACCATTCTATAAAGGGCTGAATATATACAAAAAATAGTATGTCCTCTTGGTCGTTGAAGCATTAACTTTTAAATTAACCCTAGACTTTTTTGTTTACTTAAAGAAGAATAGGATCAATATGTCAAAGACTAGACTAGGCTTTTATGATGAGGCTAGTCAAAAAACAGAATTCACTGACTTTAACAGTGTAGAGGAATTGGATGCTTTTTACCAAGAGCATTACATTCCCTTTGATAACTGTTTTGTTGGTGACATAGTTTCAATTGAGTTATTTTTAGCTGCCAGTGATTTGTATGACTTTGTTACAGAGTACAGAGCATCTGATTTGACAGGTAACTTTAGGCTTACTACAGGTTCAGACTTTGATTTACAGAGAAATACACAAAGAGCAGTTTTAACTAAGAGGCAAAAAGCTTTCATTGATAAAGCAGTACAGGACTATAGGAAGTACTATAATGAAATTTATAGGATATATAAAACTGGGATTTATTCACCGTGTTATGCCGAGCCTGGTTGGTCGGAAGGTACATGGTATCTCAACCAATTAAGATTAGCGTTAACTTCTAATAATAATGTAGCAGAATTTCCTTATGATGATGCTAACATTATTAATGAACCGCCAGAATAAATAAAAAAAGACTAAAGTAAATGGCATTCAATTTAAAAGAATATATCATCTATAGAACAGAAGTTAAAAGAGAACTTTTTAACGGTGAAGTAGATAATAATTTTAAAGCAGTAGCAAACCCGTGGGTTGACGATAGAACCTATGAAGAGGGTCATATTGTATATCACCCGGTGGAGGTCATTGAACCTACTGGCGGTACAAGTGTATCATCAGAAGCTTTAGTTTGGTGGAGGGCTAATAAGAGAACTACGAGAGGTGTATTTGATCAAAATGAATGGGATATCATTGGGGGTATTGGATCCGGGGATATTACAGTAGGTGCTAGCCCAGGGTTTGGTAAAGTTGTACTTAACTACACTGGAGCAACCGGGACTTTCCAAACAACCGATGATGGAACTCTTTTATCAACTACGCCCAATGATACATTCAGATTAATTGCTGGTCCTGGTATGAGTTTGCAGTATGATACCTCAACAAACTCTATAAAGTTAGTAAATACTGGAGCAAGTGGTGAAGTTAACCAAGGTACTAATATCGGTGTTGGTGGTAATAACCTTTTTGCTGGGATGTCCGGTACTACATTAACATTTAGAGGGTTAACTGCTACTAATACATCAGGGACTCCACTAACCGCTAATGTAGATGGGGTTAATAATAATGTAGTTTATAACTTTGATGAAGGTGAAGTAAACTTAGCTAATCTTAACAGCGGATCTCCTACTATAAGTATGCTTTCTAATGTTAATGCACCGAGTCCGTCAAATTCTGATATCTTACAATGGAATGGAACTAATTGGATAAACATATCACCTGCTGATGCTGGTTTAACTGGTGAAACTGGTGCTACTGGGCCACAAGGACCACAAGGACCACAAGGTGAAATAGGTGCTACTGGGCTTGGTGCTACTGGTGTCCAAGGACCACAAGGTCCACAAGGAGAAATAGGTGCCACAGGTGTTCAAGGACCACAAGGACCACAAGGTGAAATTGGTGCCACTGGTCCACAAGGTCCACAAGGTGAAACTGGAGCCACAGGTGCTGGTGAAACTGGAGCCACAGGTGTTCAAGGACCACAAGGACCACAAGGAGAAACTGGAGCAACTGGTGCAGATGGTACTTTTGGTGGAGCTTCATTTAGTTATCAATTTAATACAGAGACTTCAGTAACTGATCCAGGTTTTGGGTATGTTGGTTTAAATGATGCTGCTGACCAAAATGATTCAACAATAATGATGATCAATGACTTCGGTGAAACAGGGGTTGATATATCATCATTCCTACAGACAATAGATGCATCAACATCAATACCAAAGGGTCATGTTAGGCTTAGTTCGGCAGCTGATCCAACTGAATTTATACTTTTTCAAATAAGTGATCTTACTGATAATACTGGTTGGTGGGACATTGATGTTGTTCCAACTGCATCAACAGATCCTAATCCATTTACTTTGGATGAAGAGTTAATCGTTTCCTTTGTTGTGACTGGTGATAAAGGAGAAGCCGGAGCTACTGGTGCCACTGGTTTAACTGGTGCCACTGGTTTAACTGGTGGAATTGGGGCAACTGGTGTTCAAGGACCACAAGGACCAGAAGGACCACAAGGACCGCTAGGAGAAACTGGTGTTCAAGGACCACAAGGAGAAACTGGAGCCACTGGCGTTCAAGGACCACAAGGTCCACAAGGAGAAACTGGAGCAACTGGGATTGGTGTCCAAGGACCACAAGGACCACAAGGACCAACTGGAGCAACTGGGATTGGTGCAATTGGTGCTACTGGCGCAGATGGGAGCGTTGGTGCTACTGGAGTCCAAGGACCTACTGGTGCTACTGGGCCTGCTGGGGCTGTTGCCGGATCTGTAGCATACGGTGAATTAACTCAAGTCAGTGGAGTTCCTACTTTAGCATTAAGCACTACATACCAAGGTTGGTTAGGTACAGCAGGTGAATTAAATCAGATGACTAGCGTTGCATCTGGTGGAGGTCAACAAGGTAATACATTAGTTATTGATGCTGCCGAAGCTGGCGTATACCAAATAAGTGCTGTAT